TTAGTTCTTAATGCAGATCCAACAGCATCTTTACAAGCCGCTAGTAAACAGTATGTAGACACAATAGCCGCCGCTGGATTACACTACCACGATCCTTGTAGAGTTGAGAGTAGCAGTAATCTTACAATCACTTACAATAATGGTACTGCTGGAGTAGGGGCTACCTTAACAAACAACTCAACTCAAGTAGCTTTAGTACTAGATGGAGTTACTTTATCTTCTGGTAATCGTGTTCTAGTTAAAGGTCAAACAGCACAAGCTCAGAATGGTGTATATACAGTTACTAATACTGGTTCAGGTAGCACTAACTGGGTTCTAACAAGAGCTACAGATGCAGACAGCTACGGACCATCTGATCCTGATTCCTTTGGTCAAGGTGATGCTTTCTTCGTTGAGGAAGGTAATACAGGAGCTGGTAATCTTGATGTAATGAATACTGTAGGTGTTATAACTTTTGGTACAACAGCTATTGTGTTTGTTAATGTGTCAGCTTCCGCTGTATACTCAGCAGGTACTGGAGTAACTCTAACTGGTACACAGTTTTCTATAGGACAAGCCGTTGCTACAACTAGTACTCCTACTTTTGGTAACACAACTATCAATGGCACAGCCAATATGGACGGGCTTACTGTTGCTAATACAGGTGTTCCTGTAATTTTAATTCAGGATACTGATGGTACTAACCAAAAAACTTTCTTACAACAAAGTAACGGAGCTAATATAATATCAGCGCAAGACGGAGTGTCACATGGAAGAACTTTAATAAGGTCTTACAATGGTACTAACACTGTTGAGCGTCTAAGAGTAGATGCTAACGGCGACATTAGCTTCTATGAGGACACTGGTAATACTGCTAAGTTCTTCTGGGATGCTTCTGCTGAAAAGTTGGGGATTGGTACGAGTACGCCTAGTGCGCCTGTCACAATCAAATCTAGCTCAACTAGTGGCTCAACTAGTGGCTTATTAGTAGAGGGTAACAGCAACACAAATACAGTAGTTGCGATAGGAGAAAAGTCTACTGACGGCGGTAGATTCCATATGTATGACGGCGGCGTTGAGAAGATTGCACTCTACACTGATGGTACAGCTAATCACATCAGCGCAGGCAACGTGGGTATAGGTAACAATAACCCTAGTGAAAAACTAGATGTGACAGGTAACATAGTAGCATCAGGATCTATAATAGCTGACAACATAGGCAGTGGTTCTCTTGCTCCTGTGTCACCATCAGGTACTTCTGCTGTAAACTTTACATCTATACCTGCTGGTGTACGTCAAGTTACAGTAATGCTTGAGCAATTAAGCCTGAATAATAATGACGATTTACTTATACAACTAGGTGATTCAGGTGGTATAGAAACTTCAGGTTATATATCTAGGTGTGTTTGGAGTGGTGGCCTTGAGTCTACATTAGGTATGGTTATTGATTCCAACGCAGTAACCAAATGGACAGGTGCTATGACATTTACAAGAGTTCATACAACCAATAGATTTGTACAAACACATACTGTAATAGATCCTGATCAGAATGAACAACGAGTAGGTGCAGGTTCTAAAACATTAAGTGGTGAACTAACCCAACTTAGAGTAGTACCAACAGGCTCTAATACTTTTGACAATGGTTCTGTCAGTATTGCATGGTCTTATTAAATAATAAAAGGTAACTTAAAATGTCAAGAGATTTAATACCCGATACTATACAAAGTATCTCACAAGATGTTGTTAGACCCTTCTTCGCTGTAGAGCTAAAGTTTGATGGAGAGAACACACTAAGAATGTGGACTGGTCAAGGAACTCTTATCTTAGCAGATGGAACTGAGTGGGTAGGAGCAGGAGACTTACTTAACATATCCACAATAGAAGAAACATCTGAGATGGCTGTTAAGGGTGCTACTGTAACTTTAAACGGTATACCTAGTAATGTTATTTCACTAGCTCTTGGTCAACCATATCAAGGTCGTGTATGTAATATATACTTTGGTACATTTACAGTTTCTGATGGAAGCCTACTACAAGAAGACAGCTCTTACATACTACTAGAAGACGGATCTAAAATTATCTTACAGGGTAGCTCAAACCAATTTAATGAGATATTCTCAGGTTACATGGATCAGATGAATATACAAGAAGAAGCTGAAACTTCTACTATAGAACTTACAGTAGAGAATAAGTTAGTTGATCTTGAGAGAGCTAGAGTAGCTAGGTATACATCTGGTTATCAGAAGTCTCTTTACGAGAACGATCATGGTTTTGACTTTGTAGAAAGTATGCAAGACAAGCAAGTGTCTTGGGGACGTAAGAGTGGCAATTAGCTATCAGCAAGAGTTTCTTAGTCAAGTAGAAGACGATATTAAACCTCTACTAGAAAAAGACTGGTTAGAAATAGAACACAGTAAGTCTACGAGAGCCTTAGATCCTGATTGGGAAGCATACTACAAAGTAGAGTCTTCTGATATGCTCAGGATATTTACAGTTAGAGACGATAACTTATTAGTAGGTTATTTTGTAGTACTACTAATACCTAGTTTACACAACAAAGGTTTAGTACAAGGTGTTGTAGATATAATATACTTAGATAAAGAATATAGAAAAGGCTTTACAGGCTACAAACTATTTAAGTTCTCTGAGAAGTGTCTAAAAGAAGACCACATAAAAGTTATGCACGTTACTACTACTGAAGTTAACCCGATAGATCCTATACTAGATAGGCTAGGTTACAGTAAGATAGAAACTAAATTCGAAAAGGTATTGTAAAATGGCGGCGGTAACAGGGATACTTTTAACGGCTGGTTTTAGTACATTAGCGGCTAATGCAGGTAATTATATTCTAGGCAGTGCTTTGAGGCACTTCTTAGTTACTGCGGCTCTTGGGGCGGCTATGCAAGCCCTTGCACCTAAACCTACTGCATCAGGAGCTAATAGGGGTTATGACACTAATTCCATTGGACCTGCTCAAGACCATCAGATTATATATGGTAAGATGAAAGTTGGTGGGGCTATAGTATTTGATGAAGCTACAGGTAACAATAATAAATTCTTACATAGAGTAATTGCTGTAGCTGGACACGAGGTAGAGTCTTTTGATAGCTTCTATCTTAATGACGATCTAATCTCTGCAACGGTTGGTGGATACTTAGTTAGTGAAAACTATAATAAAAAAACTACGTCTTTTCCAGAGTCTACTTTTCAGTCAGGTAGATATTACTCACTTTTACCTGAAGGGGTTGGTACTGAGTTCCCAACGTATGAAGAACTACAGGCTTTTATAGTAGGTGGTGGTGTATACCCTGCTTTAGCCGCTCTTGCATCAATGAGAGAGAGACTAGTTAGGATTAATACTCACAACGGTTCTACAGATCAGTTAGCAGATGCTGACCTAGTTAAGGAATCTACTGAGTGGGGTAACGAGTACAGACTACGTGGTGTAGCATATATGTATGTTAGACTTAAGTTTAATGCGGATGCTTTCCCTAATGGTATACCTGTTATAACTGCTTTAGTAAAAGGTAAGAAGTTATACGACCCTCGTACTAGTACTACAGTTTGGTCAGATAACCCTGCTCTCTGCTTAAGAGACTACCTTACAAGCAAGTATGGTTTAGAAGAAAACATAGTTAATATAGACGACACACTTGTTATTAGTTCAGCTAATATCTGTGACCAAACTAATACTATTGCTGGTACAACTAGGTATACTTGTAACGGATCGTTTACCACTGCATCTACACCTTATGATATGATGAGTGAGTTACTTAAGTCTATGGGTGGATCTTTGTGGTATGCTCAAGGTAAGTGGCGTATGAAGTCTGCTTACTGGACTGATACAGTAATGGATCTAAACGAAGACGATTTAAGGTCTGGTATATCTGTTTCTACTAGACACTCTAGAAGAGATAACTTTAATGTTATTAAAGGTACGTTTAGAGGTGAAGAAAGTAACTGGCAAGTAACAGATTACCCACAAGTAACTAGCACTGCATATCTAGTCGCTGATGGAGGTCAAGAATCTGTAGCCGATGTAGATTTGGCGTTTACTGACAACTATATAGAAGCTAGAAGACTTGGTTTAATTTCCTTGGAGCGTAATAGACAACAGCTTACAGTTAATGCTAGTTTTGGTCTTAGGACTCTAGGGTTACAGGTTGGAGACAATGTAAGAATATCTAACGAAAGGTTTGGTTGGGTTCTTACAGAAGAAGGTGACACTAGAAAAGAGTTTGAAGTTGTTAGTTGGTCGTTTGGTCTTACAGACGGTTTAGATTTACAAACACAAATGACACTACGTGAGACTGCTGAATCTGTATTTGATGAAGTAGATGACAGTGTAGAATACGA